AATCTTTAGGTTGTATGAATATACAACCATTAATGTATTTTGATTTACAGAATGTACCATTTTTTAACGGTGCATATCTTATAACTAGTGTAAGTCACAACATTACACCAAATCAAATGACCACAAATTTTGAGGGTGTTAGACAATCTAAATTCATATCACCACCGACAAAAGAAATAACTGCAGATTTAGATATTGATTTGAATGAGATTAGTGATGTTCCTAAAATAGAATTTACTAATTTAACTACGATATCTGGTGTTGGTGTTAGGGAAGATATTACACCTGACGATTTATTTGACTTTGAAACTAATTTTGGTGGGGCATCAGGTTTAAGTAATTTCAGAAATTTAGGTGTAACAAAATATACGGACACAGAATTAACTTCTTTAATCGGTTCACTAACTCAAGAATTTAAAGATAATAATATTATTACTAATACACAAGTGACAATGTTATTATCGGCAATGTTATCAAACTCAGAAAATTTTATTAATTTAGAAATGCCATGGGATGATCCTAAAAAAGAAGAACACGTGGTTAGATTTCCTGATAGTGACCCAATTGCATCGGGACAAACTAGATATTATAATAGTATCCCTGGTAAAGGTATATTGGCATCAACACCTACAACAACTAGTGGTTCATCCGAAAATAAGGCATACGAACTTCCAGGTACTCCACAAGAAATGTTAAACGAATATCAGACAAACAATAATATTGAACGTAGAAAAAAAGAAATTAATAAAGAATTACAGTCATTAGACAAAAATAATGTTACAGATAAGGTTCAGATTGAAAAATTGGAATCTGAATTGAAAAAATTAGAAAAATTAGATTCTGAACAACTGACAACCACCAAATACTATAATATTTTTGAAGGAGATGCGTACAGATTTAGACCAAGAGGTTTCCTTTATATAATTGGTAGGAAACAATATTATGAAATATATGATGCGTTTAATAAAAGTGGTGAAGTTGCAATAATAAGTCCTTACGAAATATCTAAAACAGTCAATGGTGCGATACAAGGATCAATCGCCCAATGGAAAAACTATAAAGGAAATGGGAGTAATCCTCCATATTTTTATACATCCCAAAAAGGTAATGGTACATTGTCGACATATAAAAAATGTTTAGATATTACATTACAGTATAAACCACCATTAATAGATAAATCAATAGATACATTCCAAAATGTACTCACAATTTTTGTTGGTAAAGATAAACAACCACTAATAGATTACTTTAAACCTGCCTAAAACTTAACTTTTTAAAAAAAAATCACTATATTTGTAATATGGATATAGGGAATATTATTTCAAAGACAAAAATTGAAATTGAAAATTTTAAAATTTGTGAAAGTTTAGAATGTATTAATGAAGAGTTACCTACATTGATAATTGGTAGGAAATTATCTAAAGAACTATTGGGTGAAGGTATTTCCATAATACATAAAAAAGTAAGTAATAAGTTATTTTGGACTTTTGATAAAACAGAAAGAAAATCTGAATATGAAAGTGATATTGAACAATTTAAAGAATATTGTTTTGAATCTTTCGGTAGTAATATACCATATGTCTATTTAGATATCCTTTATAATAGTAGAAAAATAAATTACAGGATAATAAAAAAAATATTATCTCTTAAATCACCAATTATTTATTTTTCAGAAAACGATATGGTATACATATATGGTGAAAATATAATATTTGGGGTAGATTTAAATGTTTTAAATTATTTTCAAGGTAAAAAAGAAAAAATTGTCGAAAGGATAAAAAGATTAAATGGTAATACTTTGATAGATTATACGATATTTAATAAATGTAGGGATTTAATATATAAATTAAAAAATAAAAACAGATTTGTCCCTTACATTTATGGAAATGGAAATGGAATCGAGCGGTAAAAATATAACATTAGCATCTTTTGTATATCAAGATAAAATAGAAAGTTTTAAGAATTATTTATATAAAAGATTTGGAATAAAAGAAAAAAACATATTTCAATATAATTTTGAAGAAGTTAATAAAAAAATTTTAACTTTTTTAGTTAAAGTTGAAGAAGGTCAAAAAGTAGAAACCTCTTCATTCTTCCCATCAACAATAATTGTTCATAAAAAAGGTGAGTGTTTTTATACTATTAATGCATTAAATAAATTAATAGAAAAAATCAGTGAACACGAAGTTGGTAACATAGACTATAAAAATGTAAAAATAAATTGGGACGAATATCAAAATAAAATGATAATCGTAAAAAACGATGAATTAAAAATTATCGACATAAATAAACATTTTTCCTAATATCATAATATTTATATAATAAAAGTATTATGGAAACAAATAGAGATACTAAAAAAAACGAAAATTTAGAAAAATCACTTAATGATTTTTTAAACGATAATACCACCAAAAATGAAGAGTGTGTTGGTGAAGAATGTCTTATTAACGATGGAAAAGAAATAGTGGAAAGAGTGAATAAGATATATAAAACTAATGACGGCAGACAACTATTAATGTAATATGAACAAAAAAGTACTTTCCGAGGAATTAAAAAGATATAGACAATTATTAGAGTACACATTTTATGTACCTGAAAATGAAAAAGATGAAAATGGTAATCTACTTACAGATGATCAATACATTACTGAACAAGATCCTGCAGGTGATGCTGGTGACGACCCATTTATGTCAGTAGGTGGTGATGAAACTGCCCCAGAAGCAGGAGCGGAAACTGCACCTGAGGCTGGTGCGGAGAAAACTGAAACTGATCCATTGGCGGATGATGCGGAAGTAGAAGATGTAGATGCGGATGAACCTGCTGCTGAGACTCCTGAGACTAGTACTGGAACTGATGATAGTTCTGTTGAAATAGATGTGACAGATATTGTTGATAAAACCGAAGAAACTAAATCTTCTGTAGAAGGTATGAGTACTAAAATGGATGAACTGTTGACTAAATTATCTGATTTAGAAAATCAAGTTTCTGGTATGGACAATGTAATCAATAAAATTGATGATTTGGAAAGGGAAATTGAGAAAAGAAATCCAACACCTGTCGAAAGATTAGAAATGAGATCTATGGATTCGTTCCCTTATAGTATTAAGTTAACTGATTTTTGGAAAGATAAAGAAGGATACGAACCAACAGAGGAAGAAGAAGAATTTGTTCTTAAACAAAGCGATGTTGACAACTATAATGAAAAGGACATAAGAAAATCTTTTTCATTTAGTAAAACAGAAGAAAATGACTAAAAACCCCGTTTTTTATTGACTTTTTGATATTTCGTTAGTATAATTGTATATAATTTAAAATTTTTATACAATGAGTAATACTTTAGATGCAATTCTGTCTCAGTACGAAAAAAACACTGAGCCAGCGAAAAGTGGTAAAAAACTCTCTAACGAAGACCGACTGAAAAAGTACTTCAGTGAGAAACTACCTAAAGGGGTAAAATCCCACACAAAAACATTCCGAATCTTACCTAAGAAAGACGGTAGTTCTCCATTCACGGAGGTTTACTATCACGAAAAATTAGTTAATGGTAATTGGGATAAAATTTATTGTAACCATTTAAACGATGGTGAACACTGTCCACTATGTGAGGCTAAAGATGCCTTATATGAAGATGGTTCAGAAAAGGCTAAGAAATTAGCGAAAGACTTCATACCTAGAAAATTCTATGTAGTTAAAGGTATCGACAGAGAGAATGAAGATCACGGAGTTAAATTTTGGAGATTTAAACACAAATATACTGGTGACGGTATTATGGATAAAATCATTCCTTTATTTAAAGTAAAAGGTGATATTACTGATCCTAGAGAAGGTAGAGATATTATCATCACTACAGGTAGAAACGACAAAAATTTTAGTGTTGTTAATTCTATTATGGCAGATGATTCATCTATCCTAACTAAAGACAAAGAAAAGGCTAATGATTGGTTTAATAATGATGAAACACATAGAGATGTTTATTCTAAAAAGACACAAGAATACTTAGATATTGTCGCAACTAACAAAACACCTATTTGGGATTCAGAACAGAAGAAGTTTGTTGCTGAAGAAGACAAAGAAGAAAAAGAAACTGCGTCTTTAACAGAAGAAATTAATTTTATGAGAACTGAAACAACAAAATCCTTTGAACAGGACTTCAGTGATGATGAAACAGATTCTTTTGATGTTGAATCAACGTCTTTAGATGGTGATGATGATGAATTACCGTTTTAATATATATTATGGCGAAACAACCACTTAAGAAAAAAGCATCTGATTTTTCGTCTATAAGAAAGAAGTTTTCCTCTAGTGAGAAGTACAAAGAACAAAGGTACTTCGATCTAGGGGAAGCCTTTCAAAAGGCGACTGGATTACCAGGACCCGCTATGGGTCAGATTAATATGCTTCTAGGTCATTCTGACACTGGAAAAACAACTGCACTTTTACAAACTGCGGTAGACGCACAAAAGAAAAATATCTTACCTGTTTTCATTATTACAGAACAAAAATTTAGTTTCGAACACGCCAAACAAATGGGTTTAGAAACTGAGTATATTGAAGAAGTTGATGAATCAACAGGAGAAGTTTCTGCGTATTGGGACGGATTCTTACTATATAAATTAGGTTTTGATTATATAGAACAAGCATTTGATTATGTTACCGAAGTATTGGATGCTCAAAAGAACGGTGAAATACCATATGATATAGTATTTTTATGGGATTCTATTGGTACAATACCTTGTCAAATGAGTTTTGATGGAAAAGGAGGAAACCAACACACTGCGAGAGTAATATCTGAAAAATGGGGTATGGGATTGGCACAAAGAATAACATCCTCTAGAAAAGAGAGTTATCCACATACCAACACAATGGTATTTGTAAACCAACCTTGGGTAGCATTACCTGATAATCCATTTGGACAACCAACAATTGCACCTAAAGGGGGTAATTCTATTTACCTATCATGTGCATTAGTATTTTTGTTTGGAAATCAAAAGAGTTCTGGAGTATCTAAACTTTCTGCAACTAATAAGGGTAGAAAAGTTAATTTTGCAATTAGAACTAAAGTGGGTATCCATAAGAACCATATGAATGGTTTAGGTTACGCAGATAACAAAATACTTGCAACCACACACGGTTTCATTGAAGATGATAAAAAAGACATTGACAAATACAAATCTGATAACAAAGATTATTGGGCTGAGGTATTTGATGGTGTATTTGATGACACATCTTTTGATGTAGTTGAAGACAACGTAATTGAGTCTCCTGTAGATTACTCTGACGATTGATTGTTGAACCTTCAATAAAGAATGTGTGAAATTCCCTGAAAAAAAGAAAAAATTTAAAAAAACACTTGTTGTTGATGGTGACTCGTTGATTAAAACCGCCTATCATGGGGCTAAAGATCTTTACTATAAAGACACCCACATAGGCGGTATTTTTCAATTTCTAACTATGGTTAGAAAAATGTTAAATGAATATAAATTCGATAGAGTCTATGTTTTTTGGGACGGACCATTCAGTGGTAGATTAAGATATGATATCTACAAAGAATATAAATCTAATAGAGGTAAAAATTTTTATGATGAACAACCTCCTTCAGATTTAGAATTATATCTTCAAAAAGAAAGAGTTATTTCTTATTGTGAAGAACTTTTCATAAGACAGTATAAGGATGAAATAATAGAAGCCGATGATTGTATTGGTTACTACGTTCAAAATATGTCAGATGATGAGAAAGTAGTGATAATGAGTAATGAT